AACAGTTTGAGCTGCAACTTGCATAGCAAGTGGAAGTAAGCTGAAAGGTTTGTCACCAGAACCTGGAGTTTGTGCAGTGAATTGAGTAGTTAAACCAGGATCTCCAGGGAATGCAGTATTACCCATACCATAAAGGTTCATGTTAGGGTTTAAGTGCACCTGATTGTAAACGTTCTCATTCAACTGGTGGAAGTGGCAATATTTAGACATCCAAGATAACTTAGATCTCTCATTAATACCAGTAGCTTCCTCAATAATAGGAGCCCAAGTTTTCACAACTTCAGCTTCGTTAATTAATTGATTCATGTTGTATTTTGTTTTTGTTTATTATTTCACGTTTATTCTCATCACCATTTGCTTCTTAGCGTTTGAGTTACGTGATTCATTTTTTTATATATCTATGCCTTTTAAGCTTTTTGACACCGGTGTATCTTTTTTAAGAGATAACATCATCTTTTATGATCACCAACAGTCTGAGGTCTTAAATCATTAGACTCAGTAACAAAATCTTCAAACATTTTTACATTTTAAAGTCTTCTAAGCCAAGATATCCTACCTTATTCAAAGTTGCTGAAAGAACTTTAAGCATTTCTGCCATATCAGATTCTTTCAAAAATTTTGAATTTTTTTCAATTGCAGTAATAACATCAGTAGCAGCTTTTGCATTAGAACTTAAAGAAAAGTTAAAAGCTTCATCAACGAAAGATTCGTTTTGCTGAATATTTTCTATATTTTTAATAAAATCTTCAGCTCTTTCGCTTCCTCTCGATCTCACTCGTCCCCAAGTAGATCCATCAGGATTCTTTAAATATTCAACGTATTTCTGATACTTCTTTCTTAGTTTAGAATCTAAATTAGTGTTTTCCAAAGCTTTTTCAAAATTTTCTAGTGCAGGAAAACGATATTTTTCCGTTTCATATTTATTTAAAAGAGGATATATCTTAGTATATTCCATATCTTCTGCCAGTTCCTCAATAAGACTAAAAAAATTTCGATATAGATCGCTCTTTGTACTAGTCATATTAATATTAGGAATTGAATAAGAATCAAAAACAGGTTTCAGAACTTCTAGAGTCATATTAAAAATATTCAGATCGTTTGTAGTTTTTAATGATGCAATAAAATTCTTTCTTATAGAAGATTCATTATTCGCTCGCAAATGAATGTCTGGATCTAATGCAACAAGACTATCTGCATAATAAACGGCAAAATTACTTACTCTAAGGTAAGTGGGCTGTACAGAAAAATTTTTATTAACATTTTTCCAATCTGAATAATTTTTAGATTTAGAATATTCTTCAATAATTGCATCAGAAGGATTCCATTTATCTATAGCTTTGACAGCATCTTTATAAAAATCATTCAGATCTATTTTCATCAAAGCCTCATCCATGGCTTCTGATTCATTTATAGATTGAACAAAATGTTCAAATAACATTATATTTTTCATTTTTATTTTTTAATTTATTCTTTACAAAAAAAAGCCCTGTTTTAAAACAGGGCTTTTAAATGTTAAGCTTTTATTTTAAGTTATTAAATCTTGCTTTCAAAGACTCTCTAATATGAGCCATTGAATCACTAGTGGTAGATTCAGCAGTAGCACCTGGAATTATACTTTCGTCAATTTTTTCGAAATTAACTTTAGTAGTTCTAAGGTCTCTAGTTTGCCAGAAGTTATTAATCTGATATTGAGAATCTAAAGGATAAGCTTTTGCCTGTTTTAAAACAGTAGTTTTTTGAGACTCATTTAAAGATTCCCATTTCTCTCTGAATTTATCTGGCATGTTTGTTACAACATCTAAAGAAGCTGGAGCTTCAGTAATAAAGTTTGATTCCCAAATTCTATTAGCATCAGAAGAAGAGAAATATTTGTTAGTTTTGAATTTCTCTACAATTTCATGCTGTTTTCCTTCATTCAACGATTGAAATTCAACTCTCTTAGAATTATCAAGGAATCTGAAGAAGTGAAGATCATCTTTCTTTAAATTTTCTTGTTCTTTCTTAGCAAGAGCAGATTCTAAAAGAATATTTAATTTAGCTTCTACGCTAGACTTATAATCTACAGCTGGAGCAGCTGGAGCAGAAGTTGCATTCTCATTAACTGATTCTACAACGGCTTTAGTTGTTGTAGTTTTTCCTTCTTGAATCTTGTTTAAACTTTCTGCAATATAATTAGCATAAGATCCAAGTTTTTCAACATTTTCTTTTAGGTATTCAGAATAAGCTACTGCTCTGTTCATGTTTTCTCCAAGATACTTGCCATATTCTATAGCATTATCAGCACCTTCTGCTACATGTTCAGAATAAGAAATAGCTTCATCTACTTTCTTACCTACATATTCAGTATAAGCTACTCCATGTTCAAGGTTTTCGGCTAGATAGTTAGTATAGTCTTTTACTTTATTCAAGTTTTCAACTACATAATCTCCATGCTGGATTGAATTGTCTAGATTTTCAGCTAGATAAGACATGTAACCATGCATTTGGTTCATCTTTTCTGAAAGATGATTAGTGTAAGCAATAAGCTTTTCAATTGTTGCGCTGTCAGAGTTTCCAAGACCTTCTTTTAAAGAGTTAAATTCTTTCTTTACGTATTCAGTATACTTGTTGAAGTCTTCCGCGGTTACGAAATTTTCCATTTTATCTTCGGTATTTTTATTATTTTCTGTTTGAGTTTCTTCGTTAGTTTGAGTTTCTTCTTTAGTTGCAGCAGCTGCATCAGCTTCGCTTGCTAAGGTTTCGATAGGAGTTGATGTTACTTTATCATTTTCATCCATTTCATAGATTAAAATACTTTCATCTTCATCGAATCCCAAAGATTCATTTACTCTGTGAAGTTCAGCATTTGCAAATCCAGGATCAGCTACTAAGTCATAAGTAAAAAGTTTTTGAATTTTTACTTTTCCGTTTTCATCAACTCTGCCTGAAGCTCTTGATGAAATATGAAGAGGAATACCTCCTTCAATTAGGGCTTTTGCTTGCTTTCCTTTATCAGTATCAAGGAGTCTGATTCTTCCAATTACTTGTTTAGTACTTGGATCATATTCGAGTTTTTCAATAACGTGAGAAACATTATTCAATGAAATATCGAATTGCTTTGGGTGATCAAGTTCTCCTAATAATTTAGAAGATTTTACTTTTTCTTGCAGATCCTTTACGTGAGGTAGGAATTCCTTCTCTTCGTAGATTCTGTTATTTCTGTTTCTGACTCCGATTTGGGTGAAGACACCTTCTAAAACGACTGAGTCGTTATCATTGGTTTGTTTCAATGAATCACCTGATCGTTCAAGAATTAGAAGTTTCTTATTTAACATCTTTCAGATTTTTTTTTATATATCTTTTGTTATTTGAAGATTTTTTACACATTCAATCCTGCTAAAGGATCTTCAGCTTCTGGGCTATCTTCTTCCGAGCTTTTCTTTTTAAAATCATCCTTTGGCTCTCCGGCTGCTATTTTTTCAGCATCATCTTCACTATATCCTTCTTTCTCGAGTTCCTTAATGGTCTTTTCTCTTTCATTCATTCTTAAGTCTTCGGCGGTAAATCCTCCGTATCTCTTAATCAAATAATTAAGATCAAAATATGGAACTTCATTCATTTCAGAATCTTGTTCCGTTAATCCGCTTCTAAGATTTGAAATATAGTCAATTCTCTTAACTGAAATTTCCATTTGTTTTAATTCTTCAAAGACGTTATCTTTATTAAATACAACACTTAAATTTGCCTTAAAGTTAAAATCATCTTCTAATTCAGGAAAATTCAATATCATCTGTATATAAAGAGGCTTTACTAAAATTTCTTGGAAGTTAGATCTTAATCTATTAATAAATTTAGAGAATTTAATTTCTTCTCTATTCATACCTTCAGCTGCCATTTCATAGGTAGCTGGACTATCTTTATCGAAACGACTAAATGGAATTTTTGATGCTAGCTTTAATTTATCAGCAAACCACTTTAAAGTTTCAACATCTGATAAATCCGGACCGTCATTTGCGAGTGTATCAATTTCTGGAGATTCTCCATCTTTAGAAGGTAACCAATATTCTTTGTGGAATTGCATCATCGGTTTACCGTTAGTTGTTAGCTCTCCTGATTCTACATTAAAGTCTACAACTTCACGATAGTTATGCATTAACTGAGCTAGTGATTGTTTTGCTCTTGTTTTTGACTTACCGCCTACTGGAATAACAAATTTCATTTTATGACTGGCATTAGTTACAGCCCAAATGATTCTTGAATGTTCCATTATTCTCAATAGGTTAAAAGATCTTACTAATCTTTCAACATAAGATACTCTCAAAGGAGAATTTACTGAAGAGAATGAAATATAAATGATCTGAGAATCAAAAAGAATTCTTTCTTTTACACCTTGACCTTTATACTGTACCCAAATTTTCTTGTTACTTTCCTTATCAATACCAGGCATTAATGAAACTGGATCAAGCTCTTTAAAACCTATGATGTTTTTCTGTTCGTCATCATAAACTATTTCAAATGCTAAATAACCATCAACAAGCCATTTTCTAAAATAGTTCCATGCTGAAAGTCCGTCACTAAATCCAAAATATTCATAAATTTTATTAAAAGAGTCTTGGAGATCTTCTCTAATTTCTTTTGCAACAGAACCATTTACTGTAGGATAACAAAAATAATTTGTATCATCATATACAACAGTTTCGTCTGCCATTGTATCGAGAATATCTTCAATTTCATCCTGTACTGCAAACTGTCTGAGTTGATCTCTTTTCTTTGGATAATTCTTATCAAAAAATGAAATGTTCTTTTTAGATGTAGTATCTGTCATTGACAGAGAAGCAAACATATAATACATATCGTCTGCATCTGAACCCATAGGGTTCATCGTGTAGCCCAATGCATTTTCTGTAAAACCTACTGCCCTGGAATTTCTGATGACCATGTCATCATATTTCATCCCCAATTTACTTAGAGATTTTAATCTATCTCCAATAGGATTGCCTCTACTAAGAGAACCTTTTCTGTCACCGAATCCTGCCATATTATTTTTCTAGTTAAAGTTGTTGTGACTTATTTATTATATATCTTCTGTACCCCTCATACACTTGGAGAATACTAATATTTTTGAAATTTCTATTTGATTGTATTGTTGTCATAAGATACCAATATTCATAACTTATCTCATAAGCCTTCCTGATACCTGGTTTATAATAATTTCTTACAGCATAAGAAAAGAAAAAATTATCATTTAGATTTTTTAAATCTTCGTAAGTAATTTTTAATCCATTTTGTCTCTTTACATTCATGGCTTTATTGCCTTTCATCTCAGTAAGAAGTTGACCTTTTGCAAGATTAACGTAACCTTGAACAAAATTTTCTTTTACTTTCTCTGGAAGCCAGTTTAAATTAATTCCAAGAAGATGATTTTTTTCTGGTCTAACTCCAAAAAGTCTTAAGACTGATTGAAGAAATCCTCTAGCACCTGGATAGTTAGTATCTGATAGACAAATAATCAATGGAAGCGTATTATAAGGTCTATCTTTATAAATAGGAACATAATCCATAAAATAAAGTTTTCCAGGTTCAAATACTTCTCCCCTTTTCATCTCTCTTACATATCCATTTTTAACGGCTTCTAATCCGATAAGCCACTCAAAAGCTCCTTTTGAAGCTTTTTCTAATCCTCCACTCTCTCTAATATAATCCTGTCTCAGCTTCTTGAATTTCAAGTAACTATTAGGATCCTGTCCAGAGTTTCGAGTTATAAAAAGTGGGGTAGATGGCATTAGATCAGACTACTTTTTTCTGTGATTATTAAAACTTTCATATTTCTACTTTCAGCATATTTCTTAAGAGCATCCATTTTACAAAGATTTGTAACATAGGTTTGATAAGCTCTTTTAAAAGAACTTACGGTTTTTTCCGTTAATCTCTTAGGAGGAGTAGGTTTTACTAGCTGAGAATGAGGTTTGACCTCTACTAAATATCCTTGAAAAATTCCATCTCTATTAATCTGGATAAAATAATCAGGATAGTATTTGTGAAATTTGTTGTCAAATGTGTTGTAGTATTTTATTTCTACCGGTTCAGAACTCCATTTAACTACTTTATCATTAGTATCACAAAAAATAGCAAACTTTCTTTCCCAACTACTTCTGCATATAATAGGAAAACTCCCCAGATACTTTTGTATGTTTCTGGGTTCAAAATAGCTTTGTTTAAAAGCAGATTTTCGATTGGGCTTTATCTTCTTAATATCTGTCATACTTAGATGGTATAGATTCCCTCGGAATCAACTCCACCGTCAATACTGACAGTACCTGCATATTTTCTAGGATGTAGTTGATTCCAACCCTTTGCAAAACCTTTTTTACAAATTTCGGTGTAATATGCAAAAGCATTCTTGCTCTTAGCTGGATCAAAACTTCTCCAATATCTCCACAAATCCAGATACGCTGCAGATATACAGTCTTTTCTATCTTCTGGATTTGCGTAAGGTAATTTAGAGGATGCTCTTTTTGCCAAAAGCATTAGCATTTCCTGAGCTCTTGGAGTCAGTGCATCTTGTTCTTTTGATATGATGATCTCTTCGTAAAGATCTTTATTTTTTAGGTATACTTTTGCTGTTGTCATTTATATCAAGACCTTTAGGTACTTTCTTAACATCGATCCATCAATACCTTCGGCGGTTTTATATGCAATTTCCTGGTTATCCGAAGCTGATGAATATTCTTCTGCATTAACAAAAACTACGTCATCCTTCTTCAATGATTGAAGATCTTGGATGACGTATGCTTTTGTCATTCCTGAGTTAGACTCAGTTAGCTTTTTTTTTCAAGCTGTGCGTAAATATCAATTAACTCTTTTTCCTTATTAATCATTTCAGTTTCTAAGAATTTAATAGATTCTTTTAAAGAAGATTCTCCGGTAAGATCAAGAGTTCTAACTAAATCTCCTTTTTTCTCTTCTAAAAACTTAATTTCTGCTGAAACTACGTCTTTTTTCTGTTGAAGGTCAAAAAGATCTTTCTTTTCTGATTCCAAAAGTTCATATACTAATGGAGAAATATCGTAATTAACAAACTCATTTACTAACTCTTGAGCCATTTTTGCACTTGTCAATTCGATCATTTCATTTACTCTCATAGTATTGTTAATTCTATTTAAGTAAATTGATTCATTCATCTTCATAACATTTACAGTTACTCCTTTGTGAATAATTGAATCGATAGAACTTACAAAATCCAATTCTTTAACTGTATCTAAAGATTCAACTAAGTGGCAGATTAAATCTCCTACTTGAAGTTGGTCAATTTTCAAAAGAGTGCTCTCTTTAATAGCAGAAGCTACAACAGATGAAGTTGGATTGTCTAATTTCTTTTCATTAATTGAAATTGAACCATCGTGACCAATAGTAAGGTACTTTGAACCGTTGAAGAAAGTAAATCCGCTTTCATTTATTTTGAAAAGATTCAATGCATTTAAAGTTTTTAAGAATGAATTACAAGGTTTTTGTAAATCATTAGCTTCTTGAACTTTTCCTTCAGAGATAGCATAAAATTTACCATCTAAGAAGAAAGTGATTGAATTATCTTCATTTACTTGAATTGGAGAGAAGTTTTTTCTGATCTTTCCAGCTCCTGTAGTTGCTAATCTTCCAGATTCATGAGCAAATTCTCTAACCATATTAGCGATTTCTGGAATCCAAGAGTGTTTTTCAAGTTTGTTGAAATTTTCTTTTAATTCCTTTTCTCCTTTTGTCATTTGCTCTTTCAATTCTTGAACTGCAGTTGTATACATTTTTGAGAAACGGTTTGAAGATAAGTTTCTGATGCTCTCGTAAGCTCTCATACTAAATCTATTATTAGCAATTGATTCTTCTACAAAAGAAATTACATTAGAAACTGCTGGAATATGATCGTAAATCTTTAAAGATTTTCCTAATCCAGAAAGCATTTCAAATCTAGCTGAATAATTAGCTTCAATTAAACTTTCGCTGATTTGCTTAAGCTTCTTTTCATATTCAGCAATAACTCCTTGTAAACTTCCATCTGCATTCTTTTCGAATGACTCGGATAAAGCTACTGTCATCTCTGCCGAGAGCTTTTCTTTTTCTTCTATCTTAAGAGAATCGATCTTTGCAATCGCGAATTCTACGATAGATAATGCGTTCTTAGCGCTATGAGAAATTCTGGAATCATCTGCAGCTAAAGGGTTTAGACTACTTACAGATTCTTTTAGAATATTTCCCAATGCCTTGGTTGAAAAATCTTTCATTTTTGTATTATCATTTTTTTGTTCTTCTACACTAATTACTGTTTGGAAATATTGCGTTGCTGCATTTGTATTTCCGCTTTCCGGAACCGGAAGGGCATCTGGTGAAAGTTTAGATGCGATTTTTGCTTGATCAATTCCCATTCCATATAGGATGGCGAAGATCTGTGCGTCAGTTTTTCCGCTCTTTCTGAATTGGTCAATTAAGATTGCCAACGTATCCTGATCTCTATAAATAGATCCTAGGGTTGGAATAGCTCCATTCAAATAGACCGAAAAAGACTCTTCTATCTTTTGCATTTACTTAGTTTTTTTTTATATATCAAACTCATTTCGATGAAATTTCATTAACTTTCAACTTACTTTATATGCTATTTTTGATAATAGTTTCAGAATAAAAGTTTGCTTTAACGTAACTTGGATTATCTATATTCGCGTTGTATCCGGTGTTACTTACTTGTCCTTCTACCGGAGCTAATCCAATTCCAAATATATTGGATTCGATCTCTTCCATAACATTTCCAAAGTAAATTTCTCCTTTATTATAAACTCCAATACCATCTCTGTTGGTTCCCTTAACAATAAACGGAATATCGGCGAGTCTGATTCCATCTTCAAATATAAACATAAAAGAAGTAACTTCTAGCGAAAAAGATACTTTAAATTCTTTTTTATCTGTAAATGAAAAATCAAACTGTTTTTCCATAGATAGATCTTCGGGAAGATTAATTCCTGACTGTACTTTAAAACCGCCCATATCCACATAAAAATTTGCATTCTTATATAAAGTGCTCACAAGAGCTTCGTAAATTTTAAAAAGTTCCAGATTATTAGATACAATGACATCAACTTGAAAATTGAGCTTAATCGGTATGAGCTGTGTATTGAGAGAGAAAGTCTTTAATACTCCATCATACTCCTTCAGAAAAGTTCCTCTCACATACTTATTTATAAGAGAAGAAGAGTCTATAGCAGATGATTCTAATTGTAAAACCCCTCTGGGAACTTTTTCATAATCTCCTATAGCCTTCCCTTGATCCTGAGCATCAAACAGAAAAGTGTCAAGTAAGAATCTCTCTTGGCCCGTAACAGAATAATAAAAAGGTACGTGATTTTTGACGTTTATACCGTCAACGTGATTATAGTAGTAAATCTTATTTCTCAACTCTTCTAAAAGAGCTATGATAATATATCGTAAGAGTACTCCGTCACTATTAAATTCGGCGTTGTATGAAGACACTGCATTGGATTTTTTTTATATATCATCCAATCGATTCTATTGAAATATCGCTAAATCCTGAGTTTTTAGTAATTTCAATCTTCTTATCAAAAAGTTCAGCTGGTAAAACAGTGTGATTGATTACGAAAGTATTTAAGTTGATTTCCTTAATTGTCTCATTAAGAATCTCTAAGATGTGATAAACTCCTTCAGAATCTACGGAACTAAAAATTTCATCCAAAAACAGAAGATTTAGAGTAGGATATCTAAGTTTTAATAATCTGATTAAAGCTATTACTATTACAAAGTCTGCCTTCTTGCGCTCTCCAGTACTGAGAGTCTTTGGATTTACCTCTTCTCCTAGATGAGAAATAATAGAATCAAATTTATCATCAAACTTAATTTGGAAAGGAATATGCATTTTCTTTCCCATTAAAGATATGTGATTGTTTAAAGAAGGTAGAATCATTTTCATAGCCAAATTCTTAACTCCGTCTTCACCTAATACGCTTTCTAACATTTGAAGATAGTGATCCTCTGAATTCTTTGTAGCTCTGTTTTTATTCTTGTCTTTTTCTTTAGATCTAAATTCATTTACAAGAGAAGTAAATTCATCGAATTGTCCGTCTTCTGCTGATTTTGCGATATCTACTAATTCAGATTTTAGATTTCTCATCGTAGTCTCTAGAGAGGATATCATCGATATCACTTTATGCTGTTTTGATTGGATCTGCTCATGAGATTTCCTAGAAGCTTCCATTTCCTTTTGGATAGATTCAGCAGTAGCTTTCTTTTCCTTCTTCTTATCCTCTAGTAATGTTTTTGTATGAATATGAAAATCAGAAGTTAAGTCAGATTGACAAGTAGGACATTTTTTATTCTCATAAAGCTTTAAGCTTCTATCAATTGTAGTTATTTCATAATTTGCATCAGAATAGACTTTTCTCTTTTCTTGAATTTCTTTGTCTATAGATTTTAGCTTTGCATCTATTTTATCCTTTGCAGTTTGGATATCTTTTTTATCAGAATCTAACTTTACAAGTTTTTCTTTAAGATCTGAAATCTTTTCTTTGTTCTTTTCCTTTGCTGTCTGTTCTAAAGCTTCAATCTTTTTCTTAATGGATATAATTGATTCGGTGATAGTATTTAACTCATCTTCTAGAGTTTTAATTTCTCCTTTTAAATCTCTTCTTTGTTTTTTTACATCTTCTCTCATTTCATTAATGATAGAAAAACCAAAGATTTTATCCACGATTTGTTTTTTATCACCAGGTGACATAGTAAGAAAAGACTTAAAATCATTTACAGAAAGAATTATAACATTCTTAAAAACGTTATAAGGAATTTCAAAAATTTCGTTCTCGAGATAATCCTGAGTATTTAATTTACCTGCTTGATCGTATTCTTTTCCATTAATAAAAACTTTGAAATGGTTAGGAGCAAGACCTCTTTCAATCTTAATCTCTTTTCCCTTTGAATAAAGTTCTATCGTTCCAAAAAGATTCTTATTGATTCTATTTGGAAGATCTCCATTATTCATTCCGTCGATTTTTCCATAGCAAAGAAATTTTATCACATTTGCTAAAGTAGATTTTCCAAAACCATTACCACCTAATACTAAATAAAGAAAGCTTTGATCGTTGTCAAATTCTATAGTTTGCAAATTATTTCCATAACTAGCAAAGTTTTTAAACTGTATTTTCTTTATTTTCATTAGTTTAATTTATCATATAACGACTGGATAGATTCATAAAGTCTTTTCTTAAGTTCATCATCATAGCCTGAAGATTCTATAAATCTTTTAGATATTGATATGATATTAAAATCATTTCCTGATTCATCCATTGGGATTTCAACTCTTTCATTAGTTGCAGAATCTTCGTCTTCTTCATACATATCAGGATCTATTTTTCTCGGAATTCCGTCTAAAAGATTCATCAGAAGACTTATATTGTAACTAGAAACAAGCTTAGTTGGTATTTGAAGATCTATAAAGTTGTTCTTGAAAAGATCTTTTACTTCAGAAAGACTCATATCATAAAGTTCAGAAATATCAAATTTCAAAAACTTAGGAGAATATGTATTTTCTACAAATTCTTCTGCGCCTGAAGCAACATCTAAAATCCAGATACCTTTTCTATTTCCCCTATCGGATCTTGTCATCTGGTAAGGATTTCCAATAAAATTAAAATTCTTTATAATCTGAGCATAGTGAATGTGACCAGAATATACTTTTCTGAATTTCTTAAAAGTGGTAATTTCATTCCCACCTTCATGTTTTACTACGGGATTTGGACTTAATCTAGAACCTCTGACTTCAGAATGACAAAAAAGATAATCCATACCTGGATATTCCATTATCGTCTCCTGTTCGTGTCCTTCATCTCTTCTCCATGGCATTAAAAGACAATTCATTTTTCCAATTCTATGTACAATAGGTTCTTTATAGACATGAACGTTCGGAATCCATTTTAACATATCAACTGAAGTTACATCATTGGTATGTTTTCTATAAATGTCATGATTTCCTACTATAATATAAACAGGAAGTATTTTTCCTAATCTTTCAAAAAGTTCAATAACATAGTTTCCTATTAAAAGATTGACATTCTGTCTATTATCAAAAACGTCTCCTAGGTGATATAGAATATCTCCAGGCTGAACATTCTCTTCAAGCCAAGGAATAAAAAAATCATCAAAATGATCTTTCATTATATCGAACCATTCTAAGCTATTAGATCTGGCACCAAAATGCCAATCTGTACTCATTATAATTCTCTTAACGTCTTCTAACTTTTCTGTCATTTTCGATATTTAGACCTACTGTTTTATTGAACCATTTAATCGTTATGGCTCGATGAATACCCATACCAAATCCTCGAAAGTCATTTTTCCAAGTCTGTAAAGTAGGTAACCATGACCATGTATGTTCATTCATCGACCAAATAATTCTGAATTTCATTCTAGAATAGTTTTCTTATTTTCTTTTTCTTTAGTATATTAAGGGATGCATCTAGTTCAAGTATTAAATCATTCTTGTACTTATTTGATAGAGAAGAATAAAATTTATTTGGATAAATATCAAAATAATCTGACATCACCGAAAATATTTCTATCTTTCTAATAGATGCATCCAAGTTATTAACTACGTAGCTATAAACTTGATTAATTTGAACCTTATTCAGTTTTTGCATCTTTCTTTCAGTATTCATCGTATTGAAAGACTTAAATTCAGAATCCTGAATTAAAAAATGAATCTTATCAAATAATTGTTTATACTGAAATCTATCTTCAACGTCTTCGTATGAATGGAATCCCTGGTCTACAATAAAATTAACTTTTTTACCATCATAATCGGATTCTCCGAATTTATTATCAAAAATCTTATCAACTTTTAATTCGCTTTCTTCATCTTCAGTTTCGGTATCTTCGGGTACTGCGTTACCTGCAAAGCTCATAGGAAATTCAGGAGACTTTAAAGTATCTTCATCTTCCTCAGCTTCAAATTCAGAATCATCTATGTCAATTCTATCTTCAAGCTCTTCTTTTAAAAAATCATTCTCTTTTGGCATATTGTTCTTAATTTGTTATAACATCGCTAGTTTCACGAAGTCTCATATAGTCGTAATTTATTTCGAATCTGCATTTCGATCCTTTACCTTCTCCGTCTCTGATTTTTAGGATCTTTAACCAGTATTCCCTGTTTGCATGCATCATGGAATCTTGAATAATTGCATACATCATATCGGCAGTATGTGCCAAACCTGCAGATTCTGCAATGTTTGACATTGTAATTTCAGTAGCATCCCAACCGGATCGGGTGATCTGAGTTGCAGTAATAATGAGCCATTCATTTCTTACTGCCATAGCTCTTAAATCTTCTGCAATTTGCTTTATCTTTAAGTAAGTATTTTCAGAATTTGGATTTCTATAATTTGAAAGAATATTGATATAGTCTATAACTATACATTTCATCTGAATGCCGTTAGCTTCTTCTAAACCTTTCAAATAAGTTTCCACATCAACTACACTGGCTTGAGATGTTGGAAATTCTTTAACAAATAATTTACCAGGAGGTAGAAGTCCATTTGATACTTTTTCAAGTTTTCTTTTAATAAACTGTCGATCTGCACTCTTCTTTGCATAATCAAACATTGGAATATCTAATAAGTTAGCACCTATTCTTCGAATAACTTTTGCAGGTGCCATTTCGGCAGTGATATACACCGTGTTATGACCCATTCTTACAAAGTTACAAGCATCGTTTGCTAACCAAATAGATTTACCGATATTCTGTTCACCTGCATAAACTACTAACGACTTAGGATCATAACCTCCTCCTGTTACTCTATCTACAAAATCTCTACCTGAAGATATTTTCGAACTCTCAAGTAAAATATGATCTTCTGGATTAAAAAAATCTAACCCGAAATTATTATCAAAACTTAACTTTCCATCATTAATCATTCCAATAGCTTGCTGAACTACTTTTTCTACATTATCCGGACTTACATCCTGTAGTTTTACAAATTCAATAGTTGAAATTAATTTCTTATCGAAATATTTCCAACTTACCCAAGCTTTAGAAGTTCTATCTAACCAATCTTCATCATATTGTTTGATATCAGTTTGGAAAACTGCATCAATAAGATCGTCGTCCATTTCTCTCTTTTCCTTTAAATTTCTTATGAGGATTTTGAGTTGATCGCGACTAGGAGGTTCGGAAAACTTAGCCTGAAAATCTTTGGATACTTGTGCAAGTAAATCAAGATCAGGATTTGAGAAGAATCCTTTATAAATTTTTCTTAAAAAAGCTGGCTTTTCCAAGAAGTAAAGAAAAAATATCTTCTCGTAGTCTATTCCGTATTTGTCCATATAATCTTATAGTCAATAAGTAAAATTTGTTTTATTTAAAAGGGTTTTTTATTAACTTAAAAGACTTCTTATCAGAAGTCTCTAAGTGAAGTGATACAATTCCATCTTCTACTAGAGAATCTAGAATTGTATCAATCTCTTGAATTTCAGTTTGAAACCTAGCAGATAGCTGCTGATTAGAGAAAAAGAAATCCTTAGTGCTTGAAGATGCGGTTTCTACCAAATAAAAAGAGATATCGCTCTTATCTGGATATCCAGTAAGTTCCTTTGCATTTCCAAGTATGTGTTTTATTTTTAACTTTTCGTAGTCAAATCCTGGGTTGAAACTCATTCTTCAGTTGTTTTTTCATCTTCATCTATTAAATGATCAATTTCTTCAATAAACTCTTCATCTACACCGTAGCAGAAAGTAGGTTTAATAACTTTTTCATTAATTTCTTCAAGTATAGGTTCCATTACACGTGGCGTAAAAAGCTCATTAGGCTTAATTACATCATTTAAGTGTCTTACTGCAATACCTCTTGCAGTTTCAGATGGTTGAAAATATACTAACATTTCCTTTTCATCCTTCTGATAACGATGTTCTTTGCATTCTGCCTGATCAGCTTCCTTTAATTTAAGATAATCTTTTTCACTAATAAACTTACCTTTTTGAATTCCACAATTTTCCCAACTGATAAAGTCTTGAAGACCTACATAAGGATTCATTCCTTTATCGAATCTAATATAAAATTTTACAGGAGTAGGTTTTGCAAAACGATTCTTGTTAGGTTTTGCAGTAACAATAATACCGGTTTTTTCTGCACCTTCAGCTAATTGAGCTTTTCCTAAGAAAAGAATAATTGAAGCTGCATACTCAGGTCCAGTTCCTCCTCCGGCAACTTGCTTACTAAAAAGATCTTGAGTCTGATAAGTGTGATTTGTAAAGATAAAAGGAATCTTACAAATTCCCATTTGAGTCATTAGGATTCTAAAAGTAGATTTCAAAAGTTTAGCTCTTGTCATATCTGACTTATCAGATCCAGAAGCTGCATCATCAATTTCCTTTTGAGTTGCTAAGTTTCCTGCAGAATCTAAGATTATCATTAATTTAGGAATTTCTACGCCTTTCTTTTTCTGTTCAAGAAGCATTTTAGTTAGATTAGTAACACTAGATCTAAATTCTTGAACAGTATTACACGGTTCATATCTTAATTTCTTGGGATCTATTCCAAACTTTTCTACTAAGCTTCTGTCTACTGCGTTTTCCGAATCATAGTAAACGATATAGTATCCGAGTTTCTGAGCCTCTCTTACCGCGTTTAGAGTTAAGAAAGTTTTACCGGTACCAGAAGGACCTGCAATACATACAGATCGATTATTCGGAAAACCTCCGAATAAAGATCCAGTCAATGATGCATTTAATGCATAATTTCCTGTCGAGATGTAATGATCTACTTGTGAAATTTCACTCTTATCCAGAGTGTCTCCATATGTAGAGATTTTTGACATCTCTTTGTTTAATTCTTCAAATGAAAATTCTTTTGCCATATTATTATTTTTTATTTTTTTCTAGAAAACAGAGGTAGAGTAAATTAAATTTCTATCCAAAGTAGGAAGACCCATTGCAACAATTACTCTATTTATTGGATCTATGATAGCTTTTTCAAACTGCGCATCATAATCAACGGGAGGAGCGAATTCATAAGGATGATCTCCTGCAACAAATCCAAAAATATCGCATACAGGATCTTTACTCACATACATTTTTATTTTTTCTCCGTTTGCAACATTTTTATACTTATTCTTAAATTTACTATTGTTTAATATATAGTTATAATATCCAGCTGCTCTTACATTCATAGGACATCCTTTTTCCATCTCAAATTCTGAATAATCATTTAGAATATATTTTTGGTAGTTATTAACTCTAAAGTTAAAACAAATATGTTCTATATTTGCAACTTTAAATTCTCTCTTAGTCTTTTTCATTAAAGCTATAAGTTCAGGATATTCTACCTTATCAACAGAAAAGAAATATTTTAAAATTTCTTTTAGTTTAGTTCTAGCAAAAAGCGGAGTACTGGACTGAATAATTTCAAATCCTTTTGCACTAATTTTAGTTAAAGAATCATAATGAATATCTGGATCTTTCCAAACAATATTCTGCATGTATTTCTTTTTTGCTAGCCAAATTGCGTTTTTGGCAACTGATTCTAATTCAAAGCTTAAGAAGTTATCCGAATTGTTCTTTTTTGCATAAGCATCTAGAATATTCTCAATATAAACTTTGAGTCTTACTTCATAAAGTTTAAGAATAAATTCTTTTTCATTTCCTTGCCACGTTGATTTTTCTAAAACCTCCTGAAATCTGAGGTAACAAGAATCAGTATCGATATAGATCACCAAAGGTTTTCTAACCTGACTTGTTACCTCAATTCCTAGAGCTTGATGAGCATCCTTGTCTTTATGCCAAAATTCGTGGAAATACTTATTAATCATCTTCTCGGTATACAAAATTGCATCTTGTCCTTGAAGAGTGATTGTTTCCGCAAGATTAATATTGAAAAAATAGAACCATTCGTTTCCAAATGCACCGTAAATTGAATTAAGCATCAATTTAACAGCTTGCTCAAAGTTATAATACTTTTTTGCTTCCTGTTCTACTCCTTGAAGCAAAGCTTCAAGTTCCTGAATTGTTAGTTCAGTTTCAATATTATTCTTCATCGTCAGTTATCGCTACAGCAATAGTTAAAAGTGTGTTAGTATCTAAAGATTTGAAAACAATTTTATTAGAGCAGATTACTGCTTTATAATTTTCTTTGTCAAGAAGAGGTGCATATTTTTTATACACAGTCACTTCGGAATCGGAAGTTAATCCGTTAATCTGATGTGTAAGTACTGCATCATAGCCTTCTCCTTCGATTGAAACTCCTGCAGCAGAACCTTTAAACTTAAATACTTCTTTGTCTTTATCAAGATTAAAAAGCGATTTCATTTTATCTGCATGAGTAGTCAACATTTCAAAATCAAAAAGAGATTCTGCAGTAGAAAATGCTCTTTTAACTTCTTCATCTGACATTTCCATAAAAGATAAACTAGGATCTGCACAATAAAGTTTAATTTTTAAATCATCAGTTTCGATGATAAAGTCACTTGCAAAATAATCATTTCCAACTTTGTCGAAAATAATTCTACCGGAACATTCTCCAGCAAAATGTGAAAGTGCTTCAATTACCTTATTTCCATTAAAGAAAGAAACTTTAACTGGAGCGTCTGGCCATTTTTCAACTTCAAACATTTCTTCTGTTCTTACACTGACAAGTTTTACTCCATCTCGCTGAGGAAGATACACAGAGGATACTGTGGATTTTTCTCCGATCTTTAAGAAAATAAACTTATCAATGGAAAGAAGCTTCTTGATAAACGCCTGGAATTCAAGCGTGTTTAGCTTTTTGATTTTAATTTCCATTTTTTTATAGATTTTTATTTTATAGTTAAAAAGTTCAGATTGTTTCAATATGATTAAAAAGAAAAAGGTCCTCTGCTTTAAACAGAGGACCTTTTTTAAATCGGTTTGTAATTACTCAGCGTTCTTAGACTCTTGAACGTTTGTTCTTAAATCTTGAGCAAGTTTCTTAAGATCTTGCATTGATTTTCTTACACGAGTTCCGGCTGCCTTGTTGCCTTTTTCATAAAACCTTTGGATGTCTCCTTCAGTTTCGTTAACAAGGGCTTTAATTTTTTCAAAAATTTCCATTTGTTTATTATTTTTTTAATTGCACTTAGGTGCATTTTGATTCTTTATATTGAAAATAAGGAAAAAGTTTAAAAACTAGCTTCCGCATGCGATACATTCATCTGGATTATCTAATGAACAAGTCATATCTTCAATAACTGAAAAGACTTGCTTATCTTCTACAGACTTAATAGGAACTGCAGGAACCGTAGCCAGTCTTTCAACTGATACTGAACTTGTATCTATTCCTAATCCCGCGAGAGCGTTTGCTGCAGATTTAGTTCTAAGATAGTACATTCCGGTTTTTAGTCCTTTTTCCCATGAATAAAAATGCGCTGAAGTAAGTTTAGCGGCATTACATCCTTCTATAAACAGATTCAAAGATTGAGATTGACAGATAAAAGCTCCTCTGTCAGCTGACATATCAATTAAATCTTTCTGTTTCATTTCCCATACTGTCATATAGACTTCTCTTAGATCTTGAGGAATTTCAGGAATATTCATAACTGAACCTTTTGCTGCAAAAAGTTTCAATCTCATTTCCTCAGTCCAAAGACCTCTTATAATTAAATCTTCTACTAAATGCTTATTAATAAGAGTGTATTCACCTGCAAGAGTTCTTCTTTTATAAAGATTAGAAGTAAACGGTTCGAATGCTTCATTATTTCCAAGAATTTGAGCAGTTGACGCAGTAGGCATTGGAGCTACTAACAATGAATTTCTTACTCCGTGTTTTGCAACTTTTTCTTTTAAAGCATTCCAATCCCATCTCGATGAGGGTTCAACATTCCACATATCAAACTGAAAAATTCCTTTTGATATTGGAGATCCTTTATATGACTTATATGTCCCTTCTAAAGCTGCAATATCACACGATGCCTCGAGAGATGCGTAATAGATAGTTTCAAATATATCCTTATTAAGTTGCTTTGCTTCATCTGAAGTAAACGGTAATCCCAATAGCGCAAAAGTATCAGCTAATCCTTGAATACCTAATCCGATTGGACGATGTCTCATATTAGAATTCTTAGCCTCTTGGACTGGATAGTAATTAACATCAATAACCTTATTTAAGTTTTTGGTAATTTGATAGGTTACTTCTCTAAGTTTTGCAAAATCGAAAGATCTCTGTCCTTTCTTCTTTTTAGAAGAAATATTTTCAATATATTTAGGAAGAGCAATTGAAGCAAGATTACATACTGCAATTTCATCTGCACTTGTATATTCCATAATCTCAGTGCATAAGTTACTTCCGTGTAAAGTTCCTAGATTCTTTTGATTATTTTTTCTATTTGCATGATCCTTAAAAAGAATATAAGGAGTTCCTGTTTCAATCTGAGATTCTACAATTTTCTCCCAAACTTCTCTTGCCTTTATAGTTTTTCTACCTTTTCCTTCAGCTTCATATTTAGCATAAAGAGCTTCAAATTCATCTCCATAAGATTCATGTAAATTCAAAGCTTCATCTGGAGAAAATAAAGTCCAATTTCCATTTTCTTTTACTCTCTTCATAAAGAGGTCTGGAATCCACATTGCCAGAAAAAGATCTCTAGCTCTTAATTCTTCCTTACCATGATTTTTCTTTAAATCTAAAAAGTCAAATATATCAGAATGCCAAGGTTCTAAATAAACTGCAATAGATCCTTTTCTCTTACCTCCTCCTTGATCAACGTATCTTGCAGTTTCATTAAAGACTTTCAGCATTGGAATAATTCCATTTGAAGTTCCATTAGTACCTTTAATATAAGCACCTTTAGATCTTACGTTATGAATATGAATTCCAATTCCACCTGCATTTTTTGAAATCATTGCGCAGTCGGATAGAGTTTTATAAATACCTTCTAATGAATCATCTTTCATCATTAAAAGAAAGCAAGAAGACAATTGGGCTCTCTTAGTTCCTGCATTAAACAAAGTAGGAGTAGCGTGAGTAAACATTCCGTTTGACAGAAGTTCATAGGTTTTTAAAACCTCTTCCATATTACCAGACCATATTCCGCATGCAACTCTCATCCACATATGTTGAGGTCTTTCAGCTACTTTTCCATAGGTTTTAAGTAAGTAACTTTTTTCCAGTGTTTTGTAACCGAAGTAATCGAAGTTAAAGTCTCTATCATATACGATGGCAGATTCTAATTCTTCTCTGTTACTTTCAATAAATTCATAGATTTTTTCGTCTATCATTCCAGCCTGAAGATTAGTTTTCGGATCTATATAATCTGAAAGGTCTTTTATAGTTTCGAAGAAAGATTTCTTTGTTCCTTTATGAAGTGAAGTAACTGCGATTCTACTTGCAAGAATAGAATAATCTGGATGAATAGATGTCATAGATGCTGCAGTTTCTGCTGCAAGGTCATCCAATTCTATACTTGAAACTCCATCATAAACACCTTGAATAACTTTTTTTGCTACTTCTAAAGCATCTACAAAATCATTATTTAACCCATAAGTCTGCTTTCTAATTCTATTACTAATCTTGTCATACTTTACGATCTCCTTGGATCCATCTCTTTTTATTACGTACATTATTCTTTATTTTTTCTTAATTAGAAGTCTTCGTTAAAACTAAAAGTGTCTGGTTCGACATTATTACCCATAACTCCGGCTTTTTGATATTCTCCTACTCGTTTTTCAAAGAAGTTTGTCTTTCCTTCGAGCGCAATATTTTCCATAAAATCAAAAGGATTTTTTGTATGATACTCTTTATCATATCCTAATGAAACTAGAAGTCTATCAGTCACATATTCAAGGTATTCTTTCATTAATTCTGCATTCATTCCTATTAATCTTACAGGAAGAGCTTCTGTGATAAATTCTTTTTCAATCTGAAGGGCTGAATCAAGGATTGAAAGAATTTCATCTCTTGTTAATCTATTAGTAAGTTGTTTATAGAGTAGGCATGCAAAATCAGTATGAAGACCTTCATCTCTTGAAATTAATTCATTAGAGAAGCTTAAACCTGGCATTAATCCTCTCTTCTTTAACCAAAATATAGAACAAAAAGATCCGGAAAAGAAAATACCTTCAACCGCAGCAAATGCTACTAAACGTTCTACGAATTTTTCACTGTTGATCCATCTCAATGCCCATTCCGCTTTCTTTTTTACTGCTGGTACTGTTTCAATTGCATTAAAAAGATAATCTTTATCTTTAGAATCCGTAATGTACGTATCAATAAGTAAAGAGTATGTTTCAGAATGAATATTTTCCATCATAATCTGAAACCCATAAAAACATCTAGCTTCAGGATACTGAACTTCATTTAAAAAATTAATAGCTAGATTTTCGTTTACGATTCCATCACTAGCTGCAAAAAATGCTAAAACATGTTTGATGAAATGCTTTTCATCTTCGTTAAGTTTTTCTCTCCAATCTGTAAGATCTTGGCTTAAATCAATTTCTTCAGCTGTCCAAAAACTAGCTTCTGCGGTCTTGTACATTTCCCAGATGTCATGATGTTTAATGGGAAAGAGGACGAATCTAGTCGAGTCTTCTTTAAGTATATTTTCCATTTTTTCTTTTTTTTAATGATAGAAAAGACCTCTTAGAGGTCTTTGTTTTTTGATCGGTATATTGTCAAAGTGTTTTCATAGTTTATTATATATCACATCGGCTCATTGCAGGGTGCTTTTTTATTGTCCGGATTTCATTTTTTTAATTTTTTTTCTGATATCTTCAGCTTTCATCTGAAGCTCAAAGGATTTCTTTTTAAAGGTCTTTCGCTGAGAATAGAGATCAGTTAAGATATTTTTTAATATGGATTCTTCTTTTGAGTAAACAGCTCCTGTAATTGAAACTATTCGATCAGGTCCCATTTCTTGGTGTCTTTCAGATGGATCTACTTTCTTAATGAAAGAATCTGGACTTACATTTATCTGTCTCATGATAGATGGATATAGTGAAGCAAAGTCAAAACAAGCTACTGCTCGATGCATACCTACTTCAGGTTGTTTTACATAAGCTCCAGCATATTGTTCACTTCGTGTTTTATGAGGAGCTTCCCAATCTTTTGCCATTACCTTCTTCTGTAAAAGAAACTTTCTGCATAAAAGAGATTCAGTAATTGCAACCGGAGATGCAGCTTTGTAAATTCCCATTTTACACATATTTGCAATAGTTAATGCAATTTCCATTGTTTTGATTTTATCATGAATTAGATAAACAAGACATGTATCAACTGCGTTATAGAATACATATTTCAAATAATCTTTTTCATATAAATCCTGAAGAGATCCGTTGTATTTGATTTTCTTTAAACCTACAACAACTTCTGCAGTAGAATCAAGAGTAAAATTCTCTTTAATGTCAATGCTTCTATCCCATTTTCTATAAAGTTCAAGATAATCCATAACTCCAACATGTAAAGGAATTCTATCTTGTCCTATTAGTTCTCCAGAAGGAGAAGATAGAGAAGGATCAATTGCAAGTTTAATTGCTCTATTAGTAAGATAAGTCCAGTCAAAGTTAATAAAATTCCATCCTGACATCATCGGGAATTTCTTTACGAAAGAATCAAAGAAAGTGTACAACATATCATATTCACTATTAAATTTTTTGAATATGAAACTAAATTTAACTCCTTTTTCTTTAAAATAATCATCAATCTGATCCTGAACTGTAGATTGTTCTTGTCTTGTAATATCTTTAGTAGCGAGTACGATTACTTGAGCAGTTGGAGTTACAATTGCGATAGTAGTAACTGGATTATCAGCTCTTCCCGGTTCTGGGAAGGTGTCTTTAACTTCAACTTCAATATCAACAAAATAGATTTTTGGAAGACTAAATGCAAAAATTTCTTCGGATTCCTCTGGAGGTAATTTTTCAAAAAATTGAAGTAAAGAATATTTGTCTAAAGCTTTACCAGCTGCTAGTTTTACGGGTCTTCCATCCCAATTTTTCCATTCTTTAGATGCTGATTTGTCTTTATCTGAACAAACTTGCCAGTTTACAACTGCATCCAATTCATATTCTTTGAATTTGGTGTTTCCTTCTTTATCATAATAGGAAACTTTAAGATCTTTACCCTTCTGTTCGACGTCTAGTAGCATATATTTGTATTAGTAATAAAAAGGGAAAAGTTTAATAACCTTTTGTCTGTCTTTTTCTATTCTCTTCATTCTTAGACATGTACATGTTATACATTTCTTGAGGAGTCATGCCGATAGAAACGGCCATATTCATAAAAAAGTGTAGAATATCTACAATTTCAAATTTACATTCAACTTGATCATTTTCAGATAGGTCTGAAAATTTCTTATCTTGAAAAGAATGATAAGCTTTTTTCCATCGTTTCCAGATAGCATTTCCATCTCCATCTTTTATTCCACCTAAAGCATCAGTAGCTTCATGAATTTCATCAATAAGTGCATGATTATTCGTGTGCCAGAATTCCATAAGTTCTCTAAGATTCATATTCTCAAAATCATATCCATAGACATTTTTTTGAGTTTCTGCTTGTAGATTAAGAATATCTCCAAGAGTATCAGTGGAAGTTGCGTACAAATCTTCTATATGAAGATCTGCACATGTATTGTCTGTATTTGCCATATTAGAGTTTATAGCAATTTTAAATGAATTGTTTCAATAAAAATTAGAAAAAAAACTCAAAGACAAGACG